TAATACCATATTCATACATCATAACTACTAAACCCTTCCACAACTTTCCTCCTCCTCCTCGTATCCTGGCGGGACATAAGGAGTTGGTACATCTGCAATAGTGAAGTTAACATACACGCCATTATAATCATCATAAACTATTTCAAATTTATGAGTAGGACAGGCATTTAACCATTTAAAAAACTCTTGTCTATTCATTACTAAGCCCCCTGCTGCTATTGATTGCATCAAAATTGTCTTCTAAAGCATTTACCCAATAATCTGCTTTGAAGTTATGTGCGCTGATTTCAAGCAGATCAATGCAAAAAATAAACTTTTCGCTCGTTTTCTCATAAGCTTTTGCATTCTCCACCGTGCTTAGTATTTCAATTTTCTCTAACATTGTCTCACGTCCTTCCTAATGTCTCGGGTAACTAATGTTGGGGATAGTTTCATCCCAACATTTCCTACAAGGTCCGCACTTGCCTTCCCTTGTATACGCTGTGCATTCTTCACCTATATATTCAGTTCCCGGCTCATGTACTGTGCTGGTCAAGTGCCAGCGATTAGTAGCTTTACCGTTCACTTTCGTACCGCTAACTCTTATAACAATGTTATCAGGTATAGTATCTTTGCCGTATTTCTTTACAAAATCATATAGCAATTTGGCTTCCTTCGTAGGCAACCAATACTTGACACTTGGCGTAGCTTTTGCCACCTTCAGGATGTTAAGCAAATGCAGCAGGGATTGTAAGTCCCCAGCGTCATGCCATCTAAAGTATTCTTCATTCGCATGAAGGATTTGCCGCACCATAGCTATAACCCAATGTTTGTGGTATAATGATGCTAATCGCTTCTGTTGTGATTTAGCTACGCTAGGGAAAGTGTAGTTTCCCTTTAGTGCGTAGCATTCATGGCACACAGTACCTAATAGCTTGGCTAGGATACTGCCCACCTTGCAGGATACTGCCGGAATACCATATGACTTTCCAGGCATCTTGCTTGGATTGCCTAGTGTCCCGGCAATATCCCTTGCCGCTTTTAATGTCATCGCTTTCATATCATATAGTTCCTTTCCTTATATGATATAGTAAGGGGGTCTTATATTTTCAAGGTCTTATTGTACAATACCCTGATCTGGGGACGGGAATGTGGCGTTTCTACGCTTTCTTCACCTCGTATATCCATAACAGCCTTGGCCCTTTTGTGAAAGGGTAGGCCGGTGTTATAGTACCTATAGACCTTGCCTGTATTCAGCACCCACCCACGAGCGGTGCGGTAAATGTTCCACCGGGATTTGTGCTGGCGTTCCCGGTATATATCAGCCGTTAAGGCTTTCAGTTTCGTTCTCATTTTCTATTCCTTTGCCGAATTTGAAAATCCATGTTGCAATGTTGTAACACTACTCTACGTACTTCACTATACACGTACTCTTTAGACCATAGCGGAAACTCTTTAGCCGCTTGGTCCTGAATAGACCGCATGGACCAGCCAGTGGATGGCTTGGCCGCATGGATTTGTTTCGTAGCGAACCACTCAATATTATGGGTCATCCGAAGATACCTCCAGTTAACATCCGTTTCGCACAACGCTAGGCAGGACGACACCTAATCCAATAATGTCACTCAGATACTAGGCCCGTGAGAAAGGTGCCAAATGTGGCTGACGTACCCTCCCAATCTCATCCTGGCGTAATTTTGTAACCTTGGCAGCATCACGGGCAATCTGAGCCTGTTGCTTGGCAACAAAGTACTCTTTCTCCCGCAATGCCCGCCTTTCAAAGCGTGACATAGCTCACCTATCAAACCCACATAAGGGGGGCATCCCGTGGCCTGTATGGCCTTTTTTAACTACATAATAAAGATAATGTTGTGCAGTGCAATATACAAGGGGTAAAATAAAATAAAATGAAATTAAATGCTAAGCCATTGTAAACATTGGGAAACAAAATTCATGTTCCTATTCTGTTCCTTGTGTGCAGTGCAGCATAAGAAGGGGGGGCGTTGTGCAGTGCAGCATAAGGGGGGATGGTGCAGTGCAATATATTATGCGGCAGTGCAACATATTGTATGGTGCATTGCAATATATAGGGATGCTATTGATATATAACAGGTAAACATATATCGGATTGATATACTCCACCCGAACATATCCCCGGCCATGCCCCCCCTTACTTGCGAGTCATTATCATTCCACATAGGGAACGAGGCAGGAAAAATGTACATATAAACATATCTTTATATTAGCCTACCCTAATGTTATATTAATTCCACAGTGCAGTACACGGGAACGTACATATAAACATATATTTATATTAATTTATTCTAATGTAAGGGGGGGTGGGGAAGGGGCAGGGGGGGTAGTCCTACTATTATATACACAGATGCTCAAAATTTACTAATTTCAAACCCTTATGTGTACTAATATGTTGATTTAATTAAAGAAATAATAATTGGCAATCCTATAGTATACTATAAGTACCCTATAGGATAAAATAATAATAGAAATCCTATAGAATACTGTATAGGGTACTGTATAGGGTACTATATGGGGGGCCGGTAGGTAGTTAATTACTATTATACACCTGAAACGGCATGTTGTCAAGTACTTTTTTCATCCTATTGGTAACCTATTGATTATATTAAACATTATTTTTAAGAAAAGTTGGGTAAAAAGACGTTGAAAAAAGTTTCTTACACACCTATAGTAACCTATTGATTGTATTAGAGTATTTTTTAGCATGTAAGTTTCTGTTAATCGTTGCTCAGTAACCGTATTTTTCCTAAAAAGAAAGCATAATTAAATCAATGACTTACAAAATAGTTAAATTTTATACTTGACAAAATCGTCAGGAGCGTTATAATATATATATATAAACTAAAAAAGGTTTTCTAATGCAAGCACTAACCAAGAAGACGCTTACAGAAAAACAAGAAGCTTTTTTGGAGCATCTTTTTACTTCTGGCGGCAATGTCATTGAATCTTTAGATATTGCGGGGTATCATCCTAGCTCTCGTAGCAATGTAATGCATTCTTTACGGGAAGAAATCATCGCCCGTACAAGAACACAGTTAGCAACTGCAACTGTGAAATCCTCTCGTAGACTAGAAGAGGCTTTAGATGCAGACGGCTCTATCCCTACAAGTCAAATGGAGCTAAGACTAAGAGCGGCTACAGATATTCTGGACAGAACAGGAATTAGTAAGAAACAAGAAATTGATGTTAAAGCAGAGATTGTGCATGGCGTAGTATTTCTCCCTCCTAAACAAGAAGAGATTGTTATAGAACATAATGAGTGATGAAGAAATAAAAAAGAAACGCTCTTATCACGTAAGTAGGAAAGTACAAGCCCAACGTAAGACACAAAAGCAAATTACTGCACAAAGAAATAAAGTAAAAGCGTTAGAGAAAAAGCTAAAGAAACAAAAAGATAATGTACCAAAGGATAAAGGCGTCTTAGATACAGAAAAACACGTAGTATCTGAAGATTCCGAAATTTTATTCAGGCCGAACGATGGCCCTCAATATACTTTCCTCGCTACCCCTGAAAAAGAAGTACTATACGGTGGGGCAGCGGGTGGCGGAAAGTCCTACGCAATGCTAATGGACCTTCTTAGGTACGCTACTAATGGAAACCATCGTGCATTACTTTTACGTAGAACTCTTGCTGAACTAACAGAGCTTATAGATAAGAGTAAACAGGTTTATCCAAGAGCTTTTCCTTCTGCTAGGTTCAAAGAATCTACCAAGACTTGGATATTCCCTTCTGGTGCTACTGCGCTCTTCAGTTATGTAGATCAAGATGATGATGTATACAGATATCAAGGACAATCTTTTAGTTGGATTGGTATAGATGAATTAGGACACTATCCAACACCGTATGTATGGAACTATCTTCGCTCTCGCTTACGTACTACTGATCCAAGTATTACTACTTATATGAGAGCAACAGCCAACCCCGGTGGTGTAGGGGGTTGGTGGATTAAGAAAATGTTTATCGACCCTGCCCCACCAGATGTATCTTTTCACGCTACTGATATTGATACCGGAAATGCACTGACATATGGTAAAGGGCATGAAAAAGAGGGACAAGCATTATTTAGCCGAAAGTTCATCCCTGCTCGTTTAACAGATAACCCTTACTTAATGCAGGATGGAACATACGAAGCTATGCTTCTCTCTCTTCCTGAAGTACAGCGTAAAAGATTACTAGAAGGTGATTGGACAGTTGCTGAAGGTGCGGCCTTTAGTGAGTTCAGTCAGCAGATGCACGTAGTTGATCCTGTAGAAATGCCTTATAACTGGATCAGAATCCGTGCTTGTGACTATGGCTTTAGTAGTCCTTCTTGTGTTCTTTGGGGTGCAGTGGATTGGGACGGTTGTATCTGGATATACAGAGAACTGTACCAAACTAAGTTAACAGCAGAAAATCTAGCAGATACTATTCTTGCTTTAGAATCTAATGATCCCGATATGTACCTATCCGTGCTTGATAAGTCTTGTTGGAACAGAACTGGAACTGGTAGAAGTATAGCGATGACTATGATTGAAAAAGGTCTTCGCTGGATTCCTTCTAATTCAGATAGAATGCAAGGAAAACAAGAGATACACAAAAGATTACAATTAGACGATGCAGCACAACCTCGTATTAGAATCCTCAGTACCTGTACTAACTTAATACGAACCCTTCCTTCACTACCAATGAGCAAGACTAATAGTGAAGATGTGGATACCAAAGCAGAAGATCATGCTTATGATGCTCTTCGTTATATGTTAATGACACAACAAAGCAATAGACCTTTT